CCCCAGTGGAATCAGCAAGGCCGAGTTCGAGTGCACGGGCCGACACTGCGGCGGCGTCAATGCTCACGCCGAACTGGCGGGCCGGTTCCGTCTCGCCTCGCATCAGTGAACCCACAGCGGCAACGGCCTGGTTCACGTCGGTGTTGAAGATCGACGCGAGGTCCGCGGATCGTTGGGTGAGTTTGATCGTCTCGTCGGCTGCGAACTGCGCATCGAAACCCATCCCTGTGAAGATCGCACCGGTCTGCGCGGCCAGCTGGTTGAACTCACTGTTTGCCAGCCCGACAGCAGTTGCGGCGTCGTCACCGAAGTCCTGGATGGTGCCTGCGGCCTCACCAAAGATTTTGTTGGTTGCGTTCACGGACTCGTTCAGGTTGTTGAACGAGTTCACAGCGTCAGTACCGAAGTTGAACACTGCCGACGCTGCCGCCCCGATAGCTGCACCACCGGCCAGGTTGCGGAGCGTGCCGGACAGTCGAGTACCTGCGGTGTTCACCTGGTTCGTTTGGCGTTGCATCCGCCCAGTCGCCGACTCCACCTGACGGGAACCACGCACAAACCCGGACGGGTCCAACCCCAGGCGGGCGATCAGGTCGACGCTGTTACCAAGAACCATGATGTCAATTGTCGCTGATGTGAGGGAACAACGCGACCTTTCGGCCATTCAAATACGAAGCGCCGGCCTGCCGGGCCGCCGGCGAGTCACGTAGACGGTGCATCTCAGAGTCCAACATCTCACAGGCCCTACACGTCTTCGAGTCCGCTTCCCACTCGTCGGGGTTGAAGTCGTCTTCCCACGTCCCGCACCGTTCACACCGGATCGCCTGTTCGGCCTGCCACGCCAACGCGGCGTCGCGGTCCTCGGGCAACCAACGTCCGATCTTGTCTGTAGTCCCACGGAACGTGGAAAGCGGTATGCCTAGCGGGGCGCAGTAGTCGAGGTCGGTACGCCATTCGGGCTCTGTCCGGTAGAGCCTGCGGATAAAGGGACCGAAGATGCCTCCATGTTGACATCCCACAACACCGCGGCGAGCTTCGCAGCTTCACCGTCTGACAAGGTGTCCCACAGCGCCTCGGCTTCGTCGGGTGTGGCGGTCGGCTCGAGCAGCGACTCCGACAGCAGCACAGGCATCGCGGCGACGTAGTCGAACTCGGGTGGCGGGGCGAGCGGGTTGTGTTCGGCCTGCTGTTCCCACCTCTGCAACTGCGTCTCAGATGGCGGGTGGGCGAGTTTGATCTCAGCCATACGGGCACGCCCCACAGCTTTGATCGTGAACACCGTCTGCGCCGCCGTCGCTTGCGCTTCCAGTTCACGGACCCGGGCCTCCAACACAGCAGCCGGCGACGCTAAAGATTCGTCTAGCCGGTCTGTGTCGGCGAGCAGCCGCCGGGCTTCTGCGAGTTCGTGGGCGAGTTCACCGTCCAACAGGAGCCCCACCGACACGCGGCGGGGCTTCCTGGCTGCGAGGACTTCCGTGACAGACGCCATCAGGATGCGATCGTCTGACCCCTCGCGGGTGTGTCGGTGATCTCAAACGAGATGATGGCGTGGTCTGGGTCGTTGCGTCCGGGTTCGCCGTCAGCGACCGACCCGATGGTGATGGGGAACACGTCGACCTCGTCGGAGATGGCGAACGTGCCAGTGGTGGCAAGTCCTTTGCGGGCGACGATCAGGTAGCCGGTGGCGTCTTCGGGGAGAGCATCATACGCGGTTTCCGACGAATCATCGCGGAGGATCTCGATGGTGCCCGTGTCACCGCCCCGTGTGCCGACCTGCCGCTTCTCAAACTTGGTGTCGAGCGTCGCCACGTCTATCTGGTTGTGCGACCTCGGCAGGGAAGGCATGTTCCGCAGCGACGATGTCAGGTCAGTGCCTGCGTTCGCCTCGGCGGCGGTGATCGCCGTGTAATCGGAGGCGGTCGTAGCAAAGGCAACCTCTGACTTGCCTGGTGTCGAATACTTACCCATCGTTCTCGTCCTTTGCCTTCTTCGGCTTCACCAGCCGGAACCCTTTCGCTTTCCAAACCCGATCGTACGCACGTCTGGTGACGCGGGCCGGTGGGCCGTCCAGTTTGGGATGTTCGATCAGAACCCAATCCATAGCCACCATTATGCGTACCCTCTCCCGGCTAGTGGTATCACTTGGGTGTTCCCCTCACTCGGCGTTTCTTCCTCGCGGTGTGTGTCCAGCAGGTGTCGTTGTCGTTGTACGCAGACAGTTTCTTGTCGCACACCACACAGCGGCCGTCGGCTTTGCGGGTGCGGACTCGAGATCCGGACGGCAGAGAGCTGCGGCCCCTGAACGCTGTGAACGATTCATCGGTCATGATGGATATGAGAGCACCCTGAACGACTCCGGCAACGTGTACAGCTGTGTTTGGCCTGCGGGGTCCCGGACTGGTGTGCCGCCGATAGTGTCCGACTCGACCCGCTGAATCGACCGGCCGGACACGGTGATTGTTCCTGTCCCGACGAGCGCGGTGCGGGCTTGGTCGGCCATCCACTCTGTCTGCTTCGCGGTCTCCCCCACACTGGTGATTTGGAAAACCCACGTTTGGAGGCTGTCGAAGTCGGACAGGTCACCGTCCCGCTCCGCCGAGGGGAGGGGGTAGACGACCATGGCGGCGGCTTCGAGGATGTCCTGTCGGAACGGGTTACGCACCGAGTCCATCGCGGGCCGCATGAACGGTTGTGGTGCCATCCGGCTGGTGCCGTACTCCACGAACCCGGCATATGGTTGTCCGGCTTCGACGGTCGAACCGGCAAGCCCCAGGTTGACAGCTTCGGACGTGTCGGAGATGCGTATAGATGCTCTGAGAGCGCCTGTGTCGACCGGTACGAGCTGTTTCGCCTTTCTCACGACGTCTCGGGCGTGGCGGGCTGCGATCGGTGTGAGCGTCCCCTCAGCCGCCTTGATGTTGTGGGTGACCTGATCCGAGTAGTCGGTGAGTTCGGACATGTCGAGAGTAAAAGACGTGGTCATGGCTGGTGTCCTTCGCCCATGTCACGGCGGCACATCAGACGGCGGTGTGTGTTCCACGAATCCACCTCAACATCAACCACACGATAAGTCCCCACCAACTGTGCGTCGTACGTCGCGGTCGAGACGGTGAGAGTGTCGCCTGGCTCGATGTCCGTCTCCGAATAGGGAACGTACACACCGGTTGTGGTGTTGAACGAGCCTCGTGCGGTGGTGGATTCGATGGTGCATGTGTCCACGAACCGGGACGCCCATCGTGAGCGGAACAGGTCAATCGCCGCGGCGACAGCCATCAGACGGCCCCACCGACAGTATCCGGCGTCGTCACCCTCCGCAGGTCTTCCTGTCCGACGGCGATGACCTCTGACGTGCGGTACTTCTCGATGAGCGCGATGGCCTCGATCGAGAGTGCGCCGGCACGTGGAGCGTGGAGCACACCACCAGCCCCGGCAACCCCATCCGAATACACTACAGCGTCGGACCCTTCGAGCTTTACGGATTTGACGACTCCGGCGACGTCCGCGCCTGCGTCTGCGAGGAGGGGGATGGCGATGCGGCGGGCTGCGAGTTGGCAGGCCATAATGATGGCGTCGGGTGTTGCCGTCCAGCCCCAGTCTGCTGTGACTTGTACCCGTCGGGGGCCGGTGGGAAAGCTTCCGTTGATCGTCACGACACGCCGGTACGGCCATCCGGCTTCTGGCTGTCTCGGCCATGCCTCGAAGCTGCGGGTGGCTGTGAGAGAGTCCGCGGTCCATGTGTTCTCGAAGGTGCCGTCCCCGTTGGCGTCGTCCGCAACGACTAACGCGCCGGCGTCGGAGATGATGAAGTCACCCGTGACGATCTCGCCCGGATCATCGACGTAGAACACCTTCGCGGTTTCGGTTCCGGTGGCGGCGTCGAACGTCCGACCGCAGTACGAGTTAATCGACTCCGACGCAGCGCCGATCGCCGACAACAGCAGAGCGTCGTAGTCCGATGAGGTAATACCCATGTTGGTTTTCAGGTCCGCAACGGTGATGTAATCAGCCACTGGCTATCCCAAATCGGTTGATTGTCTCAAACTGTACCCCGTGCAGGTCAGGACTTGTCACCTTTGGTGACCTGCCGTGTGCTGGCCTTCTTCGTTGCGCCCTTCTTCGTCCCCACCGAAGCGAACGCATCAGGCAAATCGCGGACGATCGCGGCGTGTTCCTCGTCGGACAGTTCGACTGTCTGGCCGGTCGTGCACGCGAACAGGGTGTTGCGGCCGCCGACGGTGATCTTGATACGGAAATCTCGGTTCGCTGTGAACTGAGCCATCAGTGTCCTTTCCGGAACGGCCCCAGGGGACCCGAAGGTCCCCCAGGGGTTCCGTCTCTCTCGTCCCCTATCAGCTGAGGGTGATGTCGCGGATACCCGCGGCCGCCTCAATACCCGATGCAGCACCGGTCGGGGAGAACCGACCCAGCCCCATACGCAGCGAGTGGACGATGCGTGTCTGGTCGGTCGCCGGGAGACGCTCAACCTCGACCTGCACCGAACGACGTTCACCGACAACGAACCCGTTGCGGTTGAACGCGGTCACTGCGCCTTCGGTGTTGTTCGCCCCGGTCGTCGACACCTTCCCGTCCGTCTCCGTCTTGCTCTGTGCGAGCGAGGCGATGAGCGGGTTTCGGCCGATGTTCCCGACCTCACCGGTCAGGACGGTGGCGTTGGAGCCGTACTTGTCGACGGTCTGGACCTCGTCCAAGTCGCCGATCTCGTCCGCCGTCTCCGGGTCAGCTACGTAGACGAAGTCGGCCGGGTTCACCGGATGACCCCAATCATGCAGATAGGTCGCATCAATCCCCAAGCTGCGGAGCCCGGTCAGCGCGGCGTAGGTGATCGCACCACCCTGCACAACCTCGTTCCCGGTGTTGTCCACCAGGTAGGCGTGGCGGATCCCGTCGAACGCCAAGTAGTGCTTGGTGTCCGCCGGGTCGGCATCGTCAAGGTTGATGTTCCCCGTCGCCGCGTTCGTCGTGTCCCCGTTCAACACCAGCGAATCGCTGTAGTGAGCGAGTGACCGAGCGGCCTGCGCCCGGATGAACGGCACGAACGGAATCAGGCTGTCCTCCTCGAGTTCACCGGACCACATTTGGTGCATCACGAACTTCGCAGCGTCGACCTGCACCCGGTTCGACCCGGTCTTCACCGTGTCGTAGTTCGAGCTGTTGTTGGCAGTCGACTCCGTCACGTACAACAGTTCCGGGAGGTCCGCCTCGACCGGCAGGTACGCGGTCGGTGCGGTCATCTGGAACGTGTTCATCAGACCGAAGATGCGGGACTGGGCACGAGCGCCGGCCCACAGTTCGTTCACGTACTGCGCTCCGACGAGCTGTTGTCCGAACCCGGATTCTGCGGTGTCCATCGCACGGGCGATGTTGTCCCACGAATCCACGGACTGGAAGCCGCCTGTGGCGGGGATGTCGTAGCGGCCGGTCATGGCACGCATGGCACGGTGGAAACCGGCCTGGTCGATCTGACCCGACTCGAACATTTCGCCGATGTGGTCGTAGTCCGCGGTGCGGGTCACTGCCACGTCGACGTAGCGGCCCTCGGAGATGGCCTGGACGGTCTTCTCGAGCTGCTCGGACGGTCCAGAGGACTTGCCGACGGCACGAGCCGCGGACAGGTACTGGTGCAAGAACTCGACATCGCCGACGGTCAGACCGGCACGGGCATATTTCGTACCTACGAGCTTGTCCTCGCGGGAGAACTTGATCTTGCGCATCTGCTCGACGACCTCATCCGAGGACAGGAGATCATCGAAGTACGAACGGACCTTCGTTTCGAGGGTTTCGTCGTTGAGGAGTCCACCCTCACCGGTGAGTGCCTGAATCTTCTCGGCTACACCGCGGGTCAACTCTTCGAGGGTTGGCGTTTCGGCCATGTTGTCACCTTCTCATATTGTTGAGACGAACAATTGCTGGTGACGTTGTGGACCCACCCGTGAAGGGGGATACCCGTCGACCTTTATTGTGGGTCGGTTGTCTCGGCTACTGGTAGCACCGACTATTCGGGCATGTCGAACTCGAGCGCATCCAAGGCGTCGGAGAGGGTGGTGAGAGAGTCGACCGAGTCGCCCAGATCGACCTCTGCGACCGGCTCGTCCGGGTCCGGCTCGGAGTCTTCGTCGGACAGGAGCGCGGCCTTTGCTGCTTGGGCGGCTTCGATCGCAGCATCCAACGCGGCAACAGGGGACTGGCGGGCGACAATCTCCAACTCGCCTTCGAGGAACAGGAGTCGGGCGAGAGGGGCGGGCATGTCCGGAACCCACTCCGGCGCAACCCTGCCTTCCTTGCGGTACACGCCGCGTAGGTGGTCGTACACCTTCTGCCGCTGCTCAGCCGTCCCCACATCGGGGAGCATGTACAGCTGGAACATCGACACAGCAGCCTGATCAAACCGCGAGCCGTCAACCATGACCGTCTCAACGATGTCATCCAACGACGGCACCTCGTCGACCTCGAGCAGCGACTCAGCGATAGAGCGGAGCTGTGCACGTTGTGAATCGACGAGTGCGGACGGGTCGCCCGGCACCGGAACGCCTGAGATGTCGAGCAGATCCGAGTCAGTGATCTCATTGCCGGAAAGGTTCAACGTCTCCCACCCGATCGACACGGTGTTGAGGAACCCACGCTCATACTTCCCACGAACCGACATCGCGAACTCGTCTTCGGTGTCGAACACTACGTTCGCTCGCAACTGGTTGTCCTGCTTATCCAAATCTTGGACTTTCCCGATCGGCAACGTACGACCCTGGTAGTCGTGAGCCCACAGGAACACCGGGTTCGCCTCGAAGTTCGCTGTACGCATCCCAGCAAAGTTCAGGTCAAGGCCGTCCCGTTTCACCCCTGACGTGCCAGCCGTGAACGAAATGTATCCGTTGGCTCGGGTGTCGACTATGCCACGTAGGTACTGTTTCATGCGATGTGCTCCAAGGCGTCTCGTAGTTCAATCATATGAGAAGGCAATGCCCTACCGGGATCATCTACCGGCCGAAGTGTGCACCGGCAGTTGACATCTTCGGACGGGTCGCCGAGCTGGCCGGGGCCTGGACCTGTCACCCCGCCCACGTCGAACGGTTCACCCAAAGCCCGGATCTGGCCGTTCGCTGACACGTGGGACTCACGGGCACGACCATCCAGACTCGTCACCCAGGCTGTGTGGGTCACCCCTCCGTCGCGGTACGCGGCCTGCTGCCCGGTCGTCACGGCTTTCGTCGTTTCGGTTTGGGCGATGCGGCGGGCGTCGGACTTGCGGACGTCCATCACATGACGCACCCTCCCCTCCAACTCGTCCAGGTCCTCTCCTGCGCCGAGGCCCTGCGAGAGTGTCTGTTGGAGGCGTTGCCATGTGGTGTCGTTCACCCGCTGCGCCAACGTCTGCGTTTGGACTTCGATGGCACGGCGGATCTCCAACGACTCCGCGAGGCTGCCGGGTTGGTGTCCGATCTGTGATGCTGCGACACCCAACGACTCGCGGATGGCTGTGGTCACCCTGGGGCGTAGTCCTTCGCGGAAGCGTTGCACCCACTGCAGAAGATTGAACGGGTCACGGGCAGCCGACTGCGCATCCCGTGCCCCCTGTTTGAGATGCTGAATCACAGCGTCCGTCTGCCGGGCGAACAGCCCGTCCAGTTCGCGGGACATCTGCTCCTCAACCTGGTCCATGCCATCACGGATACGTAGGGCACGGCGGTGTTCATCTGACCCGAACCAACCCCGCTCCCCCTCCTCGGCCGCAGCGGGCTCGGTCCCAGGCTGAATCAGCATCGCGGGCATCCACGGCAAGTCACCCCACGGCACCGGCTCCTTACCCTGCGACTCTCGCCACTCGTTTATCGTGATCGCACCCGTCTCAAGCTGGGACTGTTCACGTTCCCACCGTGCGGTTTCGTCTTCCTGCAACGCCGACACACCGGACAGGTCGAAGCGTATGTCTGCGTTCAGCCGGGCCGACATCGCCTCCGAAATCAGAATGGTCTCGAACTCGAGGGTGTGTTCCCACAGCATCCGCTCATACACCTGCAAGTTCGCGAGAGTGGCGAACTCCCCATCCCCACCCAAAGGTGCGGGGACACCGAGCGCCCGCATGACCTGACGGAACGCAAGGTTCTGGCCGTCGATGAACTCCATGTCACGGGGGGTGATCCCGACCGTGTCGAACATAATCTGCTTGCGGAACACCGCCCACCGGTGCGCCTTGTCGACCCCACGGAAACGGCGGTCCATGTCCCGCTCAACAGACTTGGCCTGCTCCTCTGACCACACGTCGTTTTCGTCTTTCGGTGCGACCACCCCGCCTGGCATGAGCCCACGATCGAACAGGTTCTGGTTCGCCTTCGATGCTGACCGTGCCAGATCGGCGGGGAGGCGGGCGGCGGCGAGCGGGGAGAGCGGCTCGAACTCGTCGACCACGTTCGGTAGACGAATCCAGATCACCTCATCCACCGGAAACTGGGTGGTGTGGTTGTCGACCGTGTACGAGAACCCGGTGATGTACTCCGTCTCATCCACAATCGGGGACAGACGGGAAGGGTTGGACCACCACAGGTTCGGACGCCGGCCGGGTTCGATCAGGATGTACGCCTCACCAAACGTCGACAGCGACAGCGACGTGAACGCTTTCAGGAGGGTGCCGGACCAGAACGGGTTGGGTTGGGCGAGCAGATCCACGGTCGGGCCGGCCGTCTGTACCTCATTACCGGCGTATGCGACCCATGGGGTTTTGGCGAGGGCCCGCATCTTGATCGCAGCGCCCGTGTAGAAATCATTCGAGATGGCGGTGTAGTCGCCGTACTCCCGTGGGGAGAAGCGGTCCTGGTCGCCACCAAACGAACTAGAAAGGGTGATGCCGGTTTCGGGGGTGGGGAAAGCCCTAGTGTCGTCTTGGAGGAGCCACCGGGCGAACGAGTCTTTGATTCCCATACGGGTAATGGTACGGAACCTTGCATCCCTATCGGTAGGTTCAGACCGCCAACCGCTCAGAGCACACCCAACACGCAGGGCGTGGGTTTACCGGTGGAAGACTTTCGATCCTTGCAGCCAGACGGCCACGGCGACCAGGCCGACCACGGCGAACCAGGGGGCCTGGTAGAGGGTGGTAAGGATCCATGCGAACAGTATGCCCGCGACGAACGGTGCGAACAGCATTGGCCGTCACACGGCCTTCATGTTCAAACGGCGTCGCACCTCGGGACGGTCCAACTGGACCACCAACGCCTCAGCGTCTTCACGGATCTGCGCGTAGTTGTCTTCCAACACGTTCACCAACGTGACGAGATGGTTCGCCCATGATGATCGGGCTTTGTCCCATGACGTGTAGGTGGTGCGGGTTTGCCAGTCGCCGCACGAGCAGTAGGCGTAGAAACCGGCTTTGGTGTGGTCGTGGCGGGTGAGGAAATCGTGTGTGCGTCCCATACCGATACCTTACACCATTCGGGGTGGGAGTTCAAGAGGTTTCACACCATCAGACTGCCGGAAGTGTGCCGCCCCTTCGACAGCCACGTGAGCGCCCACACGAGAGCGTCCATCCTGTTCGGTGACTCGTCCGACTCGCCCTCCACAAACGTCGTCATCTCTTCCTCCAACTCGGGGAAGCTGCCGACGTGGTGGACGCGGCGTTTCTCGTACAGCGCCGAGATCGGTTCGGCCCGGCGCATCTTCCCCCGTGTCGCACGCACGGCCGAGTACGGCAGGTTCGGGTAGTTACGCCGCAGAGTGGCCTCGACCATGTCGCCGCCGTAGTTGACCTCACCTACGACGCGGTCCCCTTCCCAGTAGTCGAAGGTCTGTTGGGTGACGTTGGCCCAGTTGTCCGGACCGGACGGCAACAAACTGGCGTCGGCGATGACGGCGTAGTGGGGTAGCGGCGCAACATCTCGGGGTGTGTCACAGGGGCATTCTCTGAGTGTGCCAGCGGCGACAATCCCAGCTTCTGTGCCACCACCAGGCGGGTCCACAGCCACGACGACGGGGGACAGCATGTCCTGCAACGCCGCAGGTACCGTCTCCCACCTGTCGCGGTGGATCATGTCGTACGTCCACCACGCCCCCTCCACGTCCTCGAGTATTTCGCCGTCCAACTCCTGCCGTCCCAGGCGGGTGCCGGCGTACCGTTCCCGGAGCCGTTCCCGGAACTTCTCGGGTAGGTGCGGGTTGTCGTATGTCGATGCGGTAGCGACCGCGCACCAGTCTGCTTTGACTAGTTCTTTGAGGAACTTGCGAGGTTTCGGTGTCGTGGCGACTGCCACTCGGGCGGTGTCGGACGCACGCAAACCCATCTCCATTTGGTCCCACGCCTCCCTCATGTACCGCATAGCCGCCAACTCATCGACGATCGCCACACAGCGGTTACCACCAGCACGTAGCCGCTCGACATCGTCAGGGTTGGACGCCCCGAAGATCTGGCCTTCTGCACCGTTGGGGAACTTCACAATCGAGCCGTTGCGGCCGCCGATCAGCTGCACACCGGACCAATGTGATTTCAGGCCGGAGGGGCCGAGCACGATACCTTCCCGGCCGTCACCGACTGTGGGGGCAAGAATAGCCGCACGATGTGGGACACCTGACTGTGCTGCGGCGGCGCAGGGTTTCCCCCGTACGTGGTCGATCAGCCACCGGGCGATAGCGTCGGACTTCCCTGATCCGCGGCCGGCGAGCAGCAACCACACGAACCAGTCTGACCCGTCTGGTGGTTGCTGGTGTGGGAGCGGATCGAACGTGCGTAGCTCGCGGGCACGTATCCGGTCTCGGAGGTCCCTGGCGAGGGTCAGGTTTTGCTGTGCGTAGGCTTCGGCAGCGCCCATACCCGCACAGTAGCCTAGGTGGCACGTATCGGACGGTTACCCCGTGCACGGTTCGCTGTGGCGCAGATCACCCGGCCGCCATCCTCAGCTAACGTCCCACCCTTAGACCACGGCCGCACATGATCTACTTGCAGATCAGCGGTGGCATGACCGTTCGGTACACAATGCGGCGTACCTTCACACCACTCCCCGACCGTCGCCAAATGGTTCGCCATGATCGCTCGGGCGTCGTCCCGTTCCGAAGCACGAGACACCCGCGGTCTGGGCCTGTCCGCCACATGAGATATCCCGGCGTGCCTGTTGAGCCATTCTGCGCCGAACATCGACCCGACCAACCACACAACACCAACAACCACCACGTACAGGCCCGGTGAGGTCATGACGAACACGAGCCCCCATGTGATCGACGCCATCAGTGTGACCAGACCGACAGCCTGCATGATGTTGACGAGCCGCCACACCGTCGCGACCGTCGCCGATTCCGTCGACGTTGGGCCTCTTGAGAGTACGAGACGTTCCGGAGCAGGTGGTGTCCGATCCTCGAGATGGGCGGCGATCATGTCCCGAACCCGTTTACGCCACGCCGGCGGAGTAATCCCGTCCGCTACCTGGTCGTCGTACCACCACGCGAACTCCTCCAAGTCCTTCGTCGTGGCAGTACGGGCCGCCTTGACGTTGTTGGGGATACCCGCCGTGTTCAACGCCTCA